GTATTACTTACCCTGATGCAGTTTTAGAGTATTGTTTAATCTGTATAAATAAAAGAGGGAATGAGGGCTTAAAACAATTTAGTCAAGGATCAGCTCATAGTGGAACCTATGGAAATGATTTGCCTGACAGTGTTATGGCACTATTACCACAACCTTATATTATATGTTCAAGCACTAGGGGTTATCATGCTTAGAAATTTTAGTGTAAATGTCTACAATAAAGCAGTAGGCACAAAGGTAAATGGCATGTACATTCAAGGTGACTTAAGTTTAGTAGAAACTATAAATGTTGATATACAACCATATAGTACAGCATTATTGTTAAAAAACTATGGTTGGGATATTGAAGTTAATAAACTCATATTGGTAGAAGGATTTGACACTAATATCCAAATTGGAAGTGTAATTGAATATACAAATCCACAGGACATAACTGAAAATTATGAAGTTATGAAATTAATACCTTGGGGTTCTTATACGGAGGTGGCTTGTCTTGGCATTGCAATATAAAAGTTATATCTCACAAGTAAAAGAAGCACTAAAAGAGGCAAGCGGTGAAATATGTGAGTCTTGGGGATCGACAATTATTGGAGATGCACAACTCAGAACACCAGTTTTAACAGGTAATTTGCGTAGATCAGAATCCTATCAAGTTATGTCAAATATCAGCGCAGATACTGGTGTTACTAATAACATTGGTGTCATGGTTGGAACTAATGGAATACCGTATTCAATTGCGGTACATATGGGAGATTCACATCATCCAAACCCACAACCATTTTTAGAAGATGCAGCAATGCAAAATATACCAAAACTTGAAAATATAGCAAGTGAAAAAATATCAGCTCACATGGGAGGTAAATAGATGTTAGATGTATATACATTGCTAAGTTCAATTATTGAACCTATTTGCCCCTGTTGGGTTGGTCATTATCCCACACTACAACTAGATAATAATGGATTAACTATACCTAAGATATACCCTTACTGTGAAATTAAATTCCCTAATATACTACCTAATAACACTTATAGTGATAATAATTTATTAACTATTGATGTTTGGGATAATAAAGATACTGATGTTACAGAAATTGAGGGTATATGTGATTCTATACATGGAGCATTAAATTATATGCACCAAATAAATGAAACAATAGCGGTAAGCATTATCAGAGATAGACCCTGGAAGATAGAAATACCTGATCCTGATATTAATATACAACGTAGACAATTAAAATATGTTGTTAATGTTTACCCAGTAATTAAATAAATTAAAAGTGAGGTTATATAATGAATAATACTAATACAGTAGGTTATTTAGCTACTACCCCCCAGCATTTACTATTAAATTCAGGAGCAATCTATACTAATTATGGGCTATCACAAGAAGCTTGCATGGGCGCAGTAGCACCAGGTAACGAATTCGATGTAGTAGTTAAAACCTATGATGTTAATATAGGCGGAATAACAGCTTCAAAAATTAAAGGTTTAGAATTTGTTATAGATGTGGCAGTATCTTTAAAATGCAATCTATTAGAAGTTACAACCGCTAACTTACAAATGGTTATACAGGGAGCTGTCTCAGATACAATTTCAAACCCAAATTACGATATAATCAAGGTACCAATGATCTCAGGAAATGGCAATCAAACATATCTACAAAATATAGCTCTAGTAAGTACAATATCAGGTAGTAATACACCAATTGTTATAATATTATTTAACTCTATGAGTACTGGCGGATTGAAATACGCTTTATCTGATGGAAAAGACAATGTAATTCCTGTAGAGTTCGATTCTTTCCTTGATCCACTAAATCCTACAAACTCATTATTTGAAATTCATAACCCAAAAGCTATGAATAACACTACTTTTGTAGAAGTTGGAACACCTTATATTGACAATGCAAAAGTAAGCATGATGTTTAGTGATAACTTAGAAGTTACGATACCATATACAGGATTTGCAGTTACCTTAAATGGTGTGGCTGATATAGTTACTGCATGCACAAGAAGTGTAAATAATACTAATACACTATTACTTACATTAACAACAGCACCAACAA